CCTAGCAGATCCTGTTAACGCCAATGATGCCGTCAATAAGGTATGGGCTGAAACAGGTATGACATCGCAGTTGGCACAAGCCACCACACAGGCTTCGAATGCCTCTGCCTCCGCAAGCTCGGCTTCAGGCTCTGCCTCTACGGCTACAGCTCAGGCTACGATTGCAACCACGAAGGCTTCTGAGGCTTCTGCCTCGGCTCTGGCTGCTTCTGGTTCGGCTACCTCTGCCAGTGGATCTGCCTCGACGGCTACCACACAGGCTGGAGTAGCAACCACCCAGGCGGGGATCGCCACAACCAAAGCTGGTGAAGCGTCTGCCTCGGCTGCCTCTGCCTCTAGCTCTGCTGGTTCGGCTACAGGCTCTGCAACCACTGCCTCTACCCAGGCTGGCATTGCAACCACTCAGGCTACGAATGCCTCTAACTCGGCTACCTCGGCTTCTAACAGTGCGACTACAGCGACCACTCAGGCGGGGATCGCTACGACCAAGGCAGGTGAGGCCGCAGGTTCGGCTAGTGCTGCTGCTGGATCGGCTGCGACTGCAACCACACAAGCTGGTACCGCAACCACCAAGGCATCAGAGGCTGCTGCTTCTGCCATCCTTGCCAATGATTGGGCTACGCTGACCACTGGTCCTGTAGCAGGTGGAGAGTACTCTGCTAAGTACCATGCGACTCAGGCTTCTGGTTCAGCTTCAACAGCTACGACTCAGGCAGGAATTGCAACAACCAAGGCGAATGAAGCCAACGCTTCAGCTATCTCTGCGGCTGCTTCAGCTTCGTCTGCTGCTGCTCTCTTGGATAACTTTGATGATCGCTATCTCGGTCCTAAGTCTTCTGCTCCTACTCTTGATAACGACGGCAATGCGCTTGTTGTTGGTGCTCTGTATTTCGATACGACAACTGGCAAGATGCGTGTCTACACGGCATCAGGATGGATAGATGCAAGCTCTGCTTCTGTAGCTACATTGGCTCAGTTCCAGTTTAATGCGACTGCTGGTCAGACCACATTCAGTGGAGCTGCTGCTGTCGGTGGTACCTTGACTTATACCGTAGGTGCTGTTCTGGTTGCACTCAATGGTGTGCTCCTCGAAGAAACCTCTGATTTCACGGCATCCAATGGTACGTCTATCGTGCTGGCTTCTGGTGCTGCTGCTGGTGATGAGCTGAACGTGTATGCGTTTGGTAGCTTTGTAGTGGCTGACACATATACAAAAGGCGAAACAAACGCCCTTCTTGCTGCCAAACAGAATAGTCTTGGATTCACTCCTGTGAACAAGGCTGGTGATGTTATGACGGGTGCCCTAGAGGTTCCTTATGTCAATGCTAAGGGTGCTACAGGTGGCGTTGCATTCCACCATAGAGATGCTCAAGCAAACTCCTTCCAATGGTACTCTGAAGCAAACCAAGCGAATCTTTTTAGCAGTGTAGCTAGTGCAAACGTCGCTGCGGCTGATACGTCTGGAAACTTTAAGATGAACTCGGGCTATGGTTCCTTAGCAACAGCATACGGCTGTCGTGCATGGGTGAACTTCAACGGAACCGGAACAGTAGCCATTCGTGCTAGTGGTAACGTGTCCTCTATTACGGATAATGGTACTGGTGATTATACCGTGAACTTCACTAACGCCATGCCTGATGCAAACTTTGCAGTAGCAGCGTTAAGTCAGAGAAATGGTGGCAACGGGAACGTCTCTTGGACGGAGATTGCTGGAAGCACATCGTATGACCGATTAACAACGACTGGTGTACGTGTTACTTCACGAGATCAATCTACTGGTGCTAACGATGCGCTGTGCTTTACCGTTTCTGTATTCCGCTAATCAGGAGAAATTATGAATCAACGAATTATTTACCCAAGTGATGACGGTGGCGTGTCCATTCTCATCCCCGCTCCTGAATGCGCCCTGTCCATTGAAGAGATTGCTCTGAAGGATGTCCCTGAAGGCAAGCCCTACAAGATCGTGGATGTCTCTGACATTCCCTCAGACCGCACATTCCGTAACGCATGGGAGTATCAAGAATGATCGTCATCAACATTGACAAGGCGAAAGCCATCACTAAGGACCGCTTGCGGATCGAACGTGCTCCTTTGCTCCAGGCACAAGACGTAGCCTTTCAACGGGCTTTGGAATCGGGCGAGGACACTTCCGCCATTGTTGCAGAAAAACAACGGCTCAGGGATGTCACCAAGCTGGCTGACCAGGCTGCAACGCTGGACGAGCTGAAGGCTCTGTCAGCGGATGCTCCATCCGAAGTAGCCTAAGCGAAATCAACAAGTTAGCCAGGGGTGTGACAACCCTTGGCTTCACCTTTATTTATTAAGGAAATTATTATGAGTAAAGCGAGAGATCTCGCACGGCTTAGTCCGAATGCAAGTGGTCTGTTGCCTAACGCAAACATCGAGGCGGTGGCGGCTAGTAAGCTGACTGGCCAGGTGGCTGATGCTAATGCTCCGAGTGGGAGTGTTATTCAGGTGGTTACCGCAACTAAGACAGACACATTTTCTTGGGGTGGCGGTACTACATTCACTGCAATTACGGGCTTGTCTGCGTCTATAACTCCAATATCGACAAGCAACAAGATCTTGATTTTTGGAAACGTCCAAATTTCACAGGGCAACACTGGATCTTACGGTTTTAATATTGCAATATATAGAAATGGTAGCGTCATAACAGGGGCGACTGGTGATGCGGGAAATGGTTTGCCAAGATCAACAACCAATACGTTTACCTCATATCACTATGTAACGATGCCACTGCCGTTCTGTTATTTAGATTCACCAGCATCATTATCAGCACAAACCTATCAGATATATGGGATTGCGGAGCCAGGTGGCACAGTATATGTGAATCGCCCTGGTAACACATCTTCTGCTGATGGTCGCACATCTAATACAATTTCAACGATTACGGTAATGGAGATAGCGGCATGAACCATCAAGCAATTTATAAGCTCTACCCGCAAGTCGTTTCTGTTGATGACGGTACTGGTGCTTTTGATAAAGACGGCAACAAGGTTGAGATCGACCTAATCGCAGTAAACGCATGGGTTGACCCTGAAGCATACAAAGCGAAAAGAGCCGCAGAATACCCACCAATCACCGATTACATCGATGGTGTGGTGAAAGGCGACCAAGCCCAGATTGATAAATACATTGCGGACTGCCTAGCTGTCAAAGCTAAGTACCCTAAGCCTTAGGGGACTAGCGTATGGAACAGCTTGAACACCGTGTTATCAAACTAGAGCTACGAGTAGACAACCACGCAGATGATCTAAAGAAACTTTCAGACATCTCTGACTCATTAAAGAGGTCTTTAATATCCATCGAGAAAACCCTCGCCCAGATCAAATGGATCGCCCTTGGCGCAATCATAGCCGTTATGGGACAGGCGATGGGACTCGATAAGATCATAAAGGTATTCCTATGAACAAAGCAGACGAAAAAGAACTGGCTGGACTCCATGGCGAGCTGGCAAGGGTTCTGAAGGATGCCATTGTCAAGGAGTATGTGGACGAGGCAGGAAATCAGATCCCTCCTCCAGCGGCTATCCTCAACGTTGCCCGGCAATTCCTGAAGGACAACAAGATCGAGGCCGTCTCAGTTGAGGGATCTCCGCTTCATTCCCTGGCTGATCTACCCGTATTCGAGGACGAGAACATCGTCCCCATTCGTAAAACCTCTTAAACGGCTCATAGAGGCTTTTTCTCGGTTTTCCTAGGCTACCCCCTAGGGAGACCCTGAAAACGTCTCTAAGGTGCCTCTAATCGCCTCCAAATGGATTCTAAACACAGAGTATTATCTGACTTCAGGGTGTTCTCCCATGTCATATGGCAACACCTGAACCTCCCACCCCTCACTCCCGTACAGAATGACATCTGCCTGTACCTCCAGAATGGTCCTAAGCGATCCATTATCGAGGCTTTCCGTGGAGTAGGTAAATCCTTTCTAACCTCAGCCTTCGTCTGCTGGATCCTCCTCAACGATCCCCAGAAGAAGATCTTGGTGGTCTCTGCCTCAAAGGAGAGGGCTGACGCCTTCTCCACCTTCGTCAAACGATTGATCAATGAAGTACCGATCCTTCAGCACTTGCGTCCTAAGGAAGGCCAAAGAGACTCTGTAATCGCCTTTGACGTGGGTCCTGCGATTGCCGACCATTCCCCTTCGGTCAAATCCATTGGTGTCACTGGTCAGCTCACCGGATCCCGTGCGGATATCATCGTCGCTGACGATATCGAGACACCAGGCAACTCAGCCACTCAGATGATGCGAGACAAGCTCTCCGAGTTGGTCAAGGAGTTTGACTCGATCCTCAAGCCTCTGGATACAAGCCGTATCATATACCTTGGTACACCCCAACTTGAGATGTCCTTGTACAACTCCCTCGGGGAGAGGGGCTATGAGACCCGTATCTGGCCAGCCCAGTACCCAGAGATCCCCAAGGTTCTCTCCTACCAAGGCAAACTAGCCCCTTGGATCACTCTGGCTCTGGAGAAGGACCCTAGCCTCGTAGGGAAGGCTACAGACCCCCTGCGATTCGGTGAGGAAGACCTCCTAGAACGGAGAGCCTCCTACGGTAGGGCAGGGTTTGCCTTACAGTTCATGCTCGACACCTCCTTGAGTGATGCCGACAGGTACCCCCTGAAGGTCTCTGACCTGGTTGTCCAGTCCCTGAACCCAACCATGGCTCACCTCAAGGTAGCCTGGGCAGCGGCTCCTGAGCTGGTCATCAATGACCTCCCCAATGTGGCTCTCACAGGGGACAAGTTCTATCGCCCCATGTGGCACTCTCAGGACATGGCTGAGTACACAGGCTGTGTGATGGCCATAGACCCCTCTGGTAGGGGTTCAGACGAGACAGGCTATGCCATCGTCAAGATGCTCGCTGGAAATCAATACGTGGCAGCTTGTGGTGGTCTTATGGGTGGTTATTCAGACCAGACCCTAGAGACACTTGCTAGGTTGGCTAAGATGCACCAGGTGAACCATGTCATTGTCGAAGCTAACTTCGGTGATGGTATGTACACCAAGCTCCTGACACCAGTGATGGCTAGGATCCATAAGTGCTTGATTGAAGAAGTCAAACACTCCACTCAGAAGGAGATGAGGATCATAGACACCCTAGAGCCTGTCATGTCTCAACACAGACTGATAGTTGACCAGGAGATGATCCGGAAGGACTTTGAGTCAGCTCAGGATCCCAAGTACTCCCTCATCTACCAGATGACCAGGATCACCAAGGATCGAGGTGCTCTGATCCATGATGACCGTCTAGACGCCCTAGCGATGGCTGTAGGGTACTGGGTGGAGCATATGGCCAGAGACAATGACAAGGCAGTAGCTCAATACAAGTCAGAATTCCTCAAGAAGGAACTTCAAGGGTTCATGAAGAATGCTCTTGGAGGGAGACCTAAAGGGAACTCTTGGTTGTCCAAAAACAGGGCGACAAGGTAGACCAAAACTCCGACTAAAATGAAGTACCCTAACCCCCTGTTTTATAAGACAATTCCTATAGTCCTTGAATAGGGGGAGGGGAGAACCTATAGTTTAACTATAAGATAGACCTATAGAGGAGACTATAGGTTGTCCTATAGAGTCATTTATAACCTATAAGTGACTATAGGTTGTCTATAGAGATATCTATAGGTTATATATCTATGATGATATATTAGTATATAAACCTCAAGATAGCTAAAGGGAGACCAGAGGTTATCTTGTGGGGCTATGCTCCAAGTCAGGAATCCACCCTGAAATGTTTTATTACAAAAATTTGAGTGCCTACCTCGATTTCTTAAAATGGGCGATTCCCCCCTCATGCTTTTTCAGAAACCAAAAAGACCCGCAGAATCAAGCCCTTAGATTGGCACAAATGATGGCACAAGTCCGCTAACCCATTGAAAACATTAGCATCACTTCGGATTAGATATCCTATGTAACCCCAAAAACACTGATAGACCAGGCAACGGATCGAAAAGGTTCGGCCTTCCCTTAGCGTCTATCAGTGCGTTTTTTTTCTGAGCCTGGAGATGACCACGAGCCAACCACGAGCCAACCAGGAGACCGACCAGGAGAGCAGCCAACGGATGACCAGGGGATGACCACGAGACAACCACAAGCCAACCAACGGATGACCACAAGCCAACCAACGGATCCCCAACGGATGACCAGGCAGCCAACCCAACGGAATCGGTCCGTTTTCGTCCTAGGGTTTGTCCTAGTGTGATTTGTCATAATGTGAAACAAAAACCTAGATTCCTAGGGTATAGTTCACCTATGGCACAAGCCATTAGACAACTAAAGGAGAATTACAAATGACAAATGAACAGAAAGTAGAACAGGCCATTAGGTTACTGAGCGAGGTGTATGAACACTCCTGTGGTGACCTTTCAAGTGCAATAGAGGGGGCTGATTCAGCTCTATTTGATGTGTTAGCTATTTTAAAGGGGATTGCATAATGTTAAAACTAATTGATCGTATTACTGGATTTGAAGGCACCACATGGGGCGATGTCATTCTAGGCCTTGCCCTTGCGCTTGCCTTTTGGTTTGCCCTTGTAGTTTTTCTTTCAATTTAATCAGGAGATCACAAAATGAGTTATTACGAGTTCGATTTTGAAGGCAGAAAGCCAAGCCTAGCCCAAGTGATGAAGCGAGTTAATGAAGGGATTAGACAAGGGGCTAGTCTCATTCAAGTGTCATGGGGCGAGAATATGATCACTATTCAACGCTATGGACACTCTCACAATTGGGACGGCTCCGGATGGATCCGGGGAATATCTGGGTACGATATCGCTAGAGATCTAAACCAGGCCCAAGCGAAGCAGTTTGTTCGTGATCATTTCGAATTTGTCCACATTGCATAATTACCATGCGCCAACCCTTGCCAATCGGTAAGGGTTCCGCTATTTTGATGACCTACCACTTTCCAGGAGATCCAAAAATGAAGAAAATCCATCCCGCTAAATTCCCTCTCAAGCTTCTGGGGATCAGCACCAACGCTAAAACCGTAAAGGGTGAAAAGTACGGGTTTATGACCGGGGTTCTGTACCTAGCCCCTAGCACAATTTCAGGTTTTAACACTTGCCCAATGGCAAAGCTTGCCAAGTGCGAAGCGGCTTGTCTCTATTCCGCTGGGCGTGGGGCTTTTAATTCCGTCCAGGAGAGCCGGATTAATAAAACGATCCTATTTCATACCAGGAGAGCCGAGTTCATGCGCTTATTGGTGAAGGATATCGAGCGGCTCATTCGCAAAGCAAAGCGGGAGGGTATGGTTCCGCTAGTGCGCCTAAATGGTACGAGTGACATTCGCTGGGAGACGATCCGGTTCGATTACACGTTTGCCTATGGTAAAACCCGCAACGTGACCATTTTCGAGGTTTTTCCGGAAATCCAATTTTATGACTATACGAAACTATCCAACCGGAAGGATATCCCGGCAAACTATGATTTGACGTTTTCCTATAGCGGCTCTCCTGGGTATCAGAAGCACGTCCAGGCAGCCATTGCGCAAGGTATGCGCATTGCGACGGTATTCCGCAAGCGTGACGAGATACCGTCCCATTTCCTGGGGCTGGAATGCGTTGACGGTGACGACAGTGACATTCGCCATTTAGACCCGCAGGGCGTGATTGTTGCGCTATATGCCAAGGGCGCAGCGAAGCGGGATCGTACGGGGTTCGTTGTGGATAGCGGCTCTAGAGTGATTCCGCTCGCCATTGCGGCCTAACGGTGACCAATTGCCAATAATTACCCCTAGGAAATGCCTGGGGGTAATTGTGGGTAATTTTGCCCGGTATCAGGAGATCATAAAATGAAAGCTTCAACTATCAACGCTGGGGATCGTGTCGCCTATTCGTCCAAATGGCTTAAATCCGTCCAGGCCCATCACCTTGGCCAATTGCGGGGCGTAGTGGATCGTGTAGAGAATGGCGTCGCCTATATCACCTGGGGCGAGTATGGACCCCGAGCCGTCCTAATAGCTAACCTGGTGAAGGTGGATCGTATCCATTTAGAGCCAGCCTAAGGGTTAGCGGGACCGCATAGGAGCCCCTAGGAGACGAAAACCCGGGGCAGCCTATACCCAACTATCAGAAAACGAGAAAACGTCCCTATGAGCCCATAAAGCCCCTTAAAATCAGTTCCCTTATAAATCAACGGCTTACGGCTGGTGATATTTTCACCGCAAACGCATGGCCGGGCCTTTTTTAAACACGAACTCTTGGCCGATCATTTTCCAGGGTTCCACGCAAACTCATGGCCAGCTCTATTTTTTTTAAACACGAACTCTTGGCCAGCCTATTTCACATCTCGAAAAGTGTTTCTCATAATATACAAAACCAGCCCGTAATGTATCATATACGCTACATTATCCGGCTTACGGACTCGTTTATGTTACATGTGACAACTTTCTCACATCGTGAAATACAAACCCTTGACACTCCGCAAAAGTATGGCCGATAATCCGTATATGTCCTGACCCAAGGACAATAATACGTGGGGGTCACTGGCGGACGCTGAGAAGTCTTCAGACAATAGATGACAAACAAGAGTGTCTTCTCACAAGGGCACTCTTTTTTGTTATGACTATAGGAGATTACACATGCAAGAATCGAAATACACAATTAGCAAACGGGGTCAAATGCAAGCCATTGCTGATGACTTAGGCAAACCCTACGAAGAGCTAGAGCCATGGGTTGATTATGACCCAATCACAATCGATGAGATCGCCTGGCAAGTCCATAAGGGACGCACAGGTGTCGTGTGGACTGGCGATTGACTTGACTAAACACTTACCAACTGGAATGAATATGTATAAGAACCCTATTGTTGTCTCGTATGGGGGAGGAACCAACTCAACAGCTCTTTTGATTGGGCTGAAGAACACCATGGTTTGCCCCGATCTAATCCTGTTTGCTGATACAGGTGGCGAGAAGCCACACACATATGAGCACCTAGCGATTGTTAACGAATGGCTTCGATCTATCGACTTCCCAGAGATCATCACTGTCAAGAAGCGTGGCAGGTTGTATGTGGGCGAGACGCTGGAAGAGGAATGTCTCCGCAAGAGTTGCCTACCTTCCATCGCTTATGGCTTTAAGACATGCTCTCAGAAGTACAAGAAGTGGCCACAGGACATGTACCTCAACCACTGGGAGCCAGCTAAAGAGGCCTGGGCTGATGGCCGTAAGGTCACCAAGCTGATTGGCTATGATGCCGACGAGAGCCGTAGAGCAAGGTTTTTCGATGATCCCAAGTTTGAGGTTCAGTACCCGTTGATCGATTGGGACTGGGGTCGAGACGAGTGCATCGAGGCTATCAAAAATGAAGGCTTGCCACTCCCAGGGAAGTCAGCTTGCTTTTTTTGCCCATCAAGCAAGAAGCACGAGATCCTAGAGCTGCGTGAGAGATATCCAGAGCTAATGGATCGTGCATCGAAGATGGAAGCTAACGCTGAACTTACGTCGGTCAAGGGACTTGGAAGATCGTTCTCTTGGACAGAGTTTTTGAAGCAGGCGGATGCGTTAAAGACCCCAGAACAGCTTTCGTTGTTGCCTGAGAGTTATGTTCCTGTGGATTGTGGATGTTATGATGGAGAGTGATATGATCAACGAACATGATTTGAATGATTTTGTAACACAGGCACTAGAGACAACTGGTGACGTAGCCCTTGATGTTAAAGAGCACGAAGGCCAGACTGTCCTAGATATGAAGAACTTCTTGCACAAGTACACTGAGACCGTCGCCAAAATGCTCTCCGACAAGTGCGATAAGGCTTGGTACTTTGATGCAGCTAACCTCATCAGACAGACCGCAGGGATCCCTATCTCTGTGTCCTCAGATGTCCAGTTGAGCATGAAGTTGCACCCTGAAGATGACCCAGAATAGGTGGTTCACCGTTAGGGACGAGGAGGGGATAGCTCTTCGATTGTTCGACACCAAGGATGAAGCCGAGAGATTCCTTCAACCTGGCTGGACGATCACCGAGAAGCCAATCCCGCCTCGCAAGTCAATCTATGAGCTGCTAGGTCCAGCTCCCTTTTGAAAGGGCTATATGATACTAATCAAGTGGTTAGGCACGATCCTGTGTCTTATTGGGATAGGACTCACAAGCTTCAACATCTATCCTTGGAATATCTTTTTATCCCTCGTGGGTTCAGCGTTATGGACACTCGCTGGTTTTCTCCAGCAAGATGTTCCTCTGTTCCTTGTCGAGATTGTCGCTGTAGTCTTTTACATTTTAGGAGTGATCGCATGGCTCGCATGATTAACAAAAGCCGTATTAACTTAGAAGAAGATATCTTGAAAATCTGGACTATCAAGGAAGACCTAGAGACATTCCTTCAGATGTATTGCGATAACCCGCAACCCATGACTGAAGATGAAGTCTATAACTACGTTTATTCCATCGGCAACATCCTAGACCTTCGCATGGAGAGACTTTGGGACACCTTCTGTCAGTGCTTTGAGTTGGACGAGTACGCCAGCGATGAAGCGATAGCTGAGAGAATCAAGCTGTGGCAGGATCGCCAGGAGCAGGAGAAGCCTAAAAAGAAGGGGAAGAAAACATGAGACGCCACATTATCAGTTGGACGATCCTCACGTTCCTCGTGGGGGTAACCCTAGGGTTCATCGTAGGGAAGGCAGAAGCCCAGCAGAACACCTACAGTGACCAGTATGGGAGAACCCTGGGGTATGGCAGCACGGTGGGCAACCAGACCACCTACAGCGATCAGTATGGCAGGACATTGGGGTACGGCTATCAGGTTGGCAATCAAACCACCTATGTCGATCAGTATGGGAGAACCCTTGGGTATGAGTCCCAGATTGGGACTAACCCATACCCTCAGTCCAACCCTTATGGACCTAATGCAATGCCAGCCCCATTCACAGGGAGATAACATGAAGCAGTATTTTTTGATTGGTTTGGTGTTCGTGGCAGGGGTGATGGGGACCGAGTATTTCAATCGGTACGGCACCTACCTCGATGAGCTGAAGTGTGGAACGTTCAAGCCCGGTTGGACTACCGTGGTGGCCTATGACAATGGCGATTTGATTTGTGTCTATCGCCAACAGGACTGGCCCCAGAAGACCGTCTCAGGGAGATCCGTATGAAGGTCGTCATCATTTTAGAAGACACCACCAAGGGGATCTACCCTGAGGTTCGATGGAAGGGGAATGGGGTCTGTGACCACCCTCCAGACAGCATCTCGTTACACCTTTGTACGCTACTCGTGAAACAAATCGAGGAGCTGGCGAAAGCGGGGGCATTGGTGGTCGTCAAGGAGCCTATGTCACCCGAAGCTGAAGCTTCACAAAGGCGTCTCGGATAGCTGCTGATTCGGATCTGAAGGGTCCATCCTCATCCACGGCTACGACTTTGCCCTTCTGGGTTCGCTCCCAATACCACCCGCCATAGCGAAGCGGTTCCCCCTTGATGCGGGTACCATTCCAAACCTTGGTAGTGGTTCGTCCCGCAAAGTAGACCTTCACCCCAGCTTTTTTGACCTGGTGTATGAAGTTCGTCGGCAGTCTCAACGGATCCTCCTTTGTTGGTCTTAGTTACCAGATGGAGAGTGCTAACTGTATGCAGGGGTGTCAAGCCCCGCTTTCGCTTATCAACGCTTACCATGTGGTGATAATTCGTTGACGTATGAGTCCGCATGATTCAGACTCTAACTGTCGAAACTACACGAGCGGGGTGTGATTCCATATGCAGACACAAGAGGCCTTCAAATTACTCTCAGGTATCCAGAAGGTAGATCCTGAGATGCCGATCCAGCAGGTAATGTGCCTGTTGGTTATAGCTGAAGCAGAAGAGGGACTGTCTCTTACCGACGTTGCAAAAAAGGTAGGAGTTAGCCTCACGACTGCATCACGCTATGTGAGTGCTCTCGGTAAAATGAACCGACATCGTACCGAGGGTTTGAAATTCATCGAGTCTCACGAGGATCCGATGGAAAGACGAAAGAAAATAATACGCCTAACCACTAAGGGTAAGATCGCCCTTCGCAACATTCTAGGAGAAAACTATGCCGATCTACACACGAGGTAAGAGTTTCATGGTTTCGGTTGGGAGTATGAACGACCGATATCGTGCGACGTTCAAGACAAAGGATGAAGCGGTAGTTGCTGAGATGGAAGCTATCGCAAGGATGAAAAGAACGGGATCACCACATCCCAAAGAACGACTTTTGAAAGCATCGCAGGAGCGTAAACCACGCTTGAAAGACGCATTCGAGTTGACTTGGAAACTGTACTGGTCTCAGGACAAGTCTCCGAAAACTCATGATGAAGCCTGTCGCACCATCTTTCGTTCCATCCCATCTCAAACAAGCCTGGAGGACATCACAACGGAAGTGATCCTCGAAGCCATCGAAGAATGGGAAGACAACGGAAATTCTGGCTCGACGGTGAACCGCAAACTCAGCCATCTCAGGATGATGCTGAAGACCGCACTTCAGCGTGGCTGGATTACCACACTCCCATTTGTTCCAACACGAAAAGAGGGGAAGCACCGAATCCGTTGGATCAATGAGCACGAGGAGCACAGGGTTCTGAACCTCTGCACAACCCTCGGACTTCACGAGCTGCGTGATTTTGTCATCGTGGCTATCGACACGGGGTTTCGACGGGGAGAGTTGCTCGGCTTGAGGCCTAGCGACTTTTTCAACGGAGCCTTGCACCTGCACGAAGGGTCCACCAAGACGGACAAGCCTCGGTCAGTTCCCGTCACCACCAGGGTGGCTGAGATCCTCAACGGCAGGATGCACCGAAAGACCATCTTCAGCCTCACCCCTCCATCGCTTCGCCATCAATGGCGGGTGCTCAAGAGGGAGATGGGGTTGGATGACGATCCCCAGTTCGTTGTCCACATGCTTAGACACACCTGTGCGTCAAGGCTGGTGCAAAGAGGGGTACCTCTTGCGGTGGTTCAGGCATGGATGGGGCACTCGAACATAGCCACCACCCTGCGTTACGCCCACCTCTCGCCCGACAGTCTTATGGTTGGACGTGAGGCCCTAGAGAAAGTATTGACTGTCCCCACCCTGCGTGTGGTACACGGCTGAGTGGTTTGGGAGGTCATCGGACGTGCTAGATTAACTAGAACGCCTAACTCGTTGATAACGGTACATAATCCCGAGCTTTAGGTTCCGGTGACGCAAGTCGTGTGGGTTCGAGTCCCTCCGCCCGCACCACCCCAAATCCTAAGACAAACTGAAGAGAACTCCTTGTAAACCAAGGGGTTCTCCTTCGTTTGACAGGGATAGTTACCACGAGTCATCTATTGTCCAACGACATTAGATGTACGGAGGTAAGACTGTGACAACTTTTGTGTCACAACTGTGCCAACCCCTCACCGACTGGCAAGGGAATCTGGGACAAAACCAGAACATTGGGCTAAGGTATTCCTATAGTCCGACAATTGGATATCCCCAAGAGAGATCTATAAGTCTACTCTCTAAGGGTATTAACTATATATTCATCGATATAGAAAGAGCTATGACTACACTACAAGCTGAACATGAAGACGATCTAATGACTATCCAGATCCGTCTCGAAGAGGAGATGACCCGAAGGGGTCAGGAGCGGTATCTCAGAGATGTGAACAAGGCCAAACAGTCCCAACGGGAGGAGGGCACCGCTTACGGTCAGACCATCCTCGCTCACCGACTGGAAACCCTTGCCAAAGGCATCAAGGAGTGGATTGACGAGGCCTCTCAGGGCGTGGCGGGAAACCGCAACATCGCCTTCAAGAAGGTCAGGGACATGGACCCCAACACCCTCGCCTTCCTGACCCTCAAGAACGTCCTGGCGGGGGTCTCTTCGATCCGTACCGTCCAGTTCGTTGGCGTGGCCATCGGCACCGCTGTCGAGGACGAACTCCGCTTTGCCAAGGTGCGGGAGATCGAGAAAAAGAAGTACGAGAAGCTGGTGGCAGGGGCTAAGAAAAGATCAAGCTACCACTACAAACATATCTATGCCGTTCGCCAAGCTCAACGCATTGACGAATGGGAGAAGTGGTCTCGCACGGATCGCCTTCATGTCGGTGTCAAGCTCTTGGACATCTGCATGGCGACGGTGGGGATCGTGGAGATCACCCATCAAAAGATTGATAAGGATCAAGCTCTGAAATATGTTCGTGCCTTGCCTGAGACCCTCGATTGGATCGAACGTAAGAACGACATAAGTCAATTCCTTCGTCCTGTGTACGAACCCATGGTGGTGCAGCCCAAGGACTGGGAGGATCCCTTCTCGGGTGGCTACATCAGCTCCAACATCAAGCCCTTGAAATTGGTCAAGACCAAGAACCGGGCGTACATGGACGAGCTACGCAACATCGAGATGCCGATTGTCTACGAGGCGGTGAACGCTCTCCAGCGCACCCCGTGGCAGATCAACAGCCAGGTGCTGGAGGTCATGCAGACGCTCTGGGACAACGGCTCTGAGTTGGGTGGACTGCCTCCTCGTGAGGGACGCCCGATGCCTCCTGTTCCACAGGACATCGAGACCAACGAGGGAGCCAAGCGGGAGTACCGAATCCAAGCGGCTAAGACCCATATGCAGAACCTTAGCATTCTGGGTCAGCGCATCGGGTTCTCCATCGCCCTTGGGATCGCCAAGAGGTTTGAGCAGTTTAGGAAGATTTACTTCCCCTATCAGCTCGACTTCCGTGGTCGCATTTATGCGGTGCCACACCTCAACCCACAGGGATCCGACTACCAGAAGGCTCTCTTGCGGTTCGCCAATGGGAAACCGTTGGGCGAGGAGGGATGGAAATGGCTGGCTATCCACGGTGCTAACGTGGCTGGCTTTGATAAAGTGTCCTTAGAGGACAGAGTGAATTGGGTACAAGACAATGAAGACGAAATCATTCGCATCGCAAAAGATCCGTACAACGAACGGGGCTGGACAACTAGTGTCGGAGGTGTGGAAATTGATAAGCCTTGGCAGTTCTTGGCGTTTTGTTTCGAGTGGTGTGGTTACACCGAACATGGTGATGCGTTCGTATCGAAGCTGCCCGTGGCTATGGACGGTTCATGCTCTGGCATTCAGCACTTCTCAGCCATGCTCCGTGACCACCACGGTGGAGCGGCAGTCAACCTCGTTCCTCAAGAGCTTCCTGCTGACGTTTACCAACTGGTCGCCAATAAGGTCATCGAGAAAGTCAAGCACGACGCCCAATTTGGGACAGACGACGGACTGGGACACACTGACGAGGGTACACCGTATGTGGTTGAAGGCACCCGATCCCTTGCCACCCAGTGGTTGCAGTTCGGAATCACACGAAAAGTAACCAAGCGGTCAGTGATGACCCTGGCTTACGGATCTCGTGAGTATGGCTTCAAGGAGCAGCTCATGGAGGACATCATCCGTCCCGCCAAACAGGCATCGATGATGGATCCTTCACGCTTCCCCTTCTCACACGATGGCTACCGAGCCGCAGCCTACATGGCCAAGCGAATCTGGGTGGCTGTGAATGAGACCCTGGTGAAGGCGTCAGAGGCCATGAACTGGTTGAAACATGCCGCATCACTTGCCGCAGGGGAACAGTTACCAGTTCGTTGGACTTCTCCGGTTGGCTTCCCTGTGATGCAAGCCTATCCCGATCTCGCCCTTCGCACGGTGAAGACAGCGATCAACGGCAAGACCGTGAAGCTCACCATGTATGCCGAGAAGGATAAGCTTGACAGAAGGAAACAGTCTCAAGGCATCGCTCCCAACTACGTTCACTCGTGTGACGCAGCTCACATGATGCTGACGGTGGTGCGAGCCAAGCAGGCTGGGATCAACAACTTCGCCATGATCCATGACTCGTTCGGGACCACGGCAGGAGACGTTGAGGATCTCTACCATGTGGTGCGTGAGAGCTTCGTGGAGATGTATGAGGAGATCCCCGTTCTGGAGACCTTCCGTGACGAGATCCTTCAGCAGCTCTCGGTGGAGAACCAGGCCAACCTGGAGTCACTGCCTGAGCGTGGAGAGTTGGATCTCCAGAAGGTGTGTCAGTCTCGCTATTGTTTCGCATAGCGATCCTTTAGTCCGACACTTGGATAGACAAGCGGTAATTGGAGAAACAAATGTTTAACGTTGTAATGCCTGATGGCACCGTCCGTGTAGTTAAAACGAAGGCTGAGGCTTTCCGATTGATTGCAGAAATGAAAGAGGCCTACGAAGGCTATTTGAAATAAGGAATTATATGAGTAAGAAACCTAAGCTGGAACGTTTCGTAACACCGATTGGTACAGCGCAATATCCACACTTGAACAAGCCTGATACAAAGTTCAATCCAGACGGAGAGTACAAGGTCAATCTAGAAATTGATAACCCTGATGCAGTCGCCACTCTCGTGTCCTTCTTGGATGAACAGATGGCTGAATCCTTTGGGAAGGCCAAGGAAGAGAACCAGGGTAAGAAGATCAAGCAGGCTGATGCGCCTTACACCCTTGATG